TAGCCACGGGTGTATATGTACGATACTCTGTCGGGTCTATATATGTAGCATTTAGATCAAGTGGTGTCTCATAACTTGCGCTTCTTACACTGGTTGCTCCTGTTGCCCATAGGCTTGTAGCAGTTGTTGCACTACTTACTGCGAAATAGGTTTTTTTGTTGTTACGTTTCAGCATGTTCCCATTAGGCCCAGTACTATATTTATTGATTACTTGTACAATTGGGCTTTCTAGGAGTGCTTCTCCGAGTATCTCATTCGCCCATTCGCTTACGGGAAAAGTTGAGCTACCTGTCCATTCGGATTCTAGACTTCCACCGGTTCCACGTGTGGTAAGATTCATACCACCGTTTTTCTTTAAATTTAGGTTTAATTCCATTTTATATCATTTTCTCCATTTTTTTTTATAATGTTTGTTTTGCGTTGTCGAATATTCTAGCAACTTTTTCTTTTACACTAATACCCTCATCAGGTACTATTTCGGTTTGTGTCACTGGTTGAACAAGCATATCGTTAAGTTTCTGGACTTGTTCCTGTAGTTCCATTACTTGTTGTTCAAGTCCTGCTTTTTCGCTTTCAAGTTGCATACGTAAATCGCTGCATGTCACTAGCTTCTCTTTAAGAGCCTCTATTTTCAGGTTCTCTTTCTTAGGTTCCTCTTCAGAGATTTCCTCTTCTTCAGAAGTTGTTTCTTCTTCTGTTTCTTCTTCTGTTTCTTCTTCTGTGGTGTTTTCCTCTTCAGAAGGTTCCTCGTTTTCTGTTTCTATTTGTTGTTTTTTTGGCATTTTATCTGCCTCTCTAAGATTTGGGTCTATTATTTCATCATCTCTATTATTATCAATATCATTATATATGATGGTTGTAAAACCTGCATTGTTACAAGTTATACAATCGTTATCCTCATTTTCTATTATTATACCACATCCATCTTCATCGCTACATGCACCTATCTGAACAGTTCCACTACCTAGGAAACGGTAACCTGTTTCAACTTCGACCATGTCATCATCCTGTATACCAAGTTCTTTATAGTTAGTCTCAATTGGTAGTTCACTAGCTTTCATGTTTTCACATGTTACCAGTGCTTCAATGGATACATTTGGTCTTTTATCTGCTTCTCGGCACATGAGTATAAAGTTTTTCCAAACAGAGAATTTAGGCATGTTCTCATTTGGATGGATATACATAATCATTTGTTTATTCTCACGGTCAAGTGTCGTATTTTTATGTATTCCTACTATGTCCTCTATTCGTATTTTATAATCACCATGACGGCTTTCACTATGGTCAAGGTTATGGAATGTTCCATTCATGGTTTTATAACTGGATTCTATCCCGCTCCATAGACATAGTTCTTTTGTTCGTCCATGGTTCCAGAATTGGTCTCCTACCATTGCTATTGCTGCTATAGCACCAGTTCGTTGTTTAATGTTGTTACTCCTGTTTCTTGGGATTGTATCAAGGTCTGTTATGAGCTGTGCGTTGAATGTTTTAATCACATGTCTAACATTGCGTTTACTTTTACGCCATTGATTGAAACAAATAGCATTTGCTTGTTTACGTCCCTCTGATGTATTAGGTGTTGTTCCTTCATCTATGACAAATTTGATACATCGGCTGATAAAAGTATTTTGTTCTTCACCTGGTTGTGGTACTGGTATTGGCATTTTTCCCCTCCTCCTCTTCTTCTTTTTTTTCTTCTATGTTTTCTAATGGCAATATATATTTTTTACGTTTAATATATGGTTTCATAAATTAAAAACTCTCCTCATCCTATTTTTTTTACCAATGTTGATATTTCTCTCTTTTTTTAATGTTGTCTTTTATGAATTTTTCATGTCTAGCAAGCTGAGTATTATCAACGAAATAATGTTCTTCTTCGCTGAGCTGATGATCTAATATTTCTCCTTTTTTTTGTAAATCTTTGGTTTTCTGCTGGAAATCCTCCCAGATATTGTAATACCAGAAATCAGGTTTTTTAACCTCGTTATCAAGCCACATTTGTAGTTCTTTGTTATGTAATAGTTCTTCTTTGAACCGCCACATTATAAAAACTGCTATGTCATGCCAGGCGCTATCATTATTATAAAGGAATAACCCGAATTCAACTGGGTTGCGGAGTATACGACGATATCGTTCATGGTCATTATATTTGTTATGTCGATAATATTTATGGTCTTTGATGTTGCTGGTTATTTCATCGAGTATTTTCATAACTACTTTGGTAACAGGGTTTTCCATGTTGGTTAAATAGTTATGTATGTTTTGTGCCTTTTTTTTACGGTAGAATATATTGAATGTTCTGAGCATCCAATCTATTTTATGTTTTATAGGGTCTAATTCTTTCATTTTTTTTCTATGATTTTTTTAAACATTTGTTCTATGCGTCGTCTGTTTTTACGTGCTGCGGGTCGTAGATATGGTGTATATCCATAGTGTGCTAGGTCTGGTCTTCCGAATTCTTGTGCTGCTGCATATTCTTTATTAGTACCTATGTAGCGGGTACGTGGTTGTTTTATAGTGTTGATACTGGCTTTTAACAATCCAGTGTCTACGCGTACGAGTTGTTTAGCATCTGCTTCTATTAACATAGCACCCATGTCAAGTGCTTGTTCAAGTTTATCATTAGATACCATGTTATGAAGACGGTCTCGTAGTTTATCCACTCCGAGCATTTGTACACCTAACATATTTTTCTTACTCCCAGTCGTTTCTGTATAGGGCTAAGTTCACCATGTTTAAGATATTTATTTATCCATTCTCTCATTTCGTTACGTTGAGCGTTTTTTTTACCGAATCTTATAATGTCTTGTTTGCTGACTTTGCTTCCTGCACCTCGTCGTTCATTGAGATAGACCTCTGGGACACCTGTTTCAAGTATCCTCCCTCGTGGATACCAATATGGTCTTACCATATCCAACGTCCAGTGTTATCATATCGTTGTATTCGTTGTTCAAATGTTGGACTGCTGCGTATCTGGTTTTCTATGGTTTTCTGGTTTTCTATGCAGAGTTTAAGCTGTGTTTTCACAGTTTCAAGTACTTTCATGACTTCTTTTTTATCATTATATAGTCTTTCTTCTGCTTTTTTCCCCTGGAATGGTAAATCATATCCGTTGATTTGTCCACGGTAGACGTATAGTTCTGGGTTTTCTCTGCACCATTTTAGACATTCATCTATGCTTTGTATTTGTACTTCTAGTTTTCTTTTTTGGTCTTGCAGACTGTTTTCTTTGGTTCTTTCACTGAGTAATATTTTTATGTATTCATTTTCGAATTTTTGATAATGTTGTGTTTTTTTCTGTTGTATTTCCAGGAAGGGTAATGGTACTGCTTTTCTTTTATGGCTCATAATATCATCATTTCTCAGGTTTTGGAATTATACTACAGCGACAATTTGGATGAATAGGTGGATATTCACCTATTTCACTTAATGGTTTTTCATCATAACCACTGCAAACAGGACAGGTGCGTTCATCGAAACTTGTAATCCATATCATTTGTTTCTCTGTGAGACCTGCTTGTTCATAGGTTTTACGAGCTGCTGTATTATAAGCATTAATAACCTCAGTGCGAGCAATCATACGAGCACGGGTTATCCCCATGTTCTGATTACCAGTTACATTATTTCGTAGTTCATATGCTATTTTCTGAGCACCCCATCCCTCCATGATACCACGACTACAGCTATATTTTATAGCGTTTTTCATACTGTTTGTACAATCAACTATACGGTTATAGTTGATGTATTCTATTTCATCGAGTGCCATCCAGTCAAGTGGTGTCATGTTTTCTGCTATTTCAATTGGAATAAGTTTATTTCGTGCTCCTTGTTTACCACGTTGATATGCTAGTTTGATGTTGCGTTGTATAACATTTTCACTAGGATTAGTTATATGGTCTGTTATTTGGAAATCAAGCCAGTCATCAAATGGTGTCCCATGTAACTGTCGAATACTTTTTTTGTGTTGCCTGTTTTGAACATAATCGATAAGTACTGGTATTATGTTCCTACCAAAATTTCTGTATAGTTTTATGAGTTGTTTACTATATTGCTGTCTTAGCATTTTGGTACGTGTAGGGTCATGTATCATAATATTTTTTATTTGGCTCTTCCTTCTTTTATTGCTTGTTCACCTATTTTTCTCTGGTGACGTGCAATTGCCAAATCCAGGGGTGTAGCTCTGCGAATTGTCCATCCTTGATCAGATGTTGTTGTTGTGTTTTCATTATTACCCTCTTCATCATTTATGGGTGGTGTTATATATGGCATCCCATCATCACTATTGTTGTCTTCTTCTTGGTCAAGTGGGTTGTTCTCTGGTATGCCTATGTCATATTTGCGGAGTAGTTGCCTTCCTTCTATTATGTCTATGAGTCCATGTTTGCTGTAGAGGTCTCCGATTTTTTCCATGATGAGTGCTTTGTTAGCTATTTCGCTTTCTTCATTGACATATAACTGGTTCCATTCTATGTTATAGTTTGGTTTCCATTTATCAGGTCCGAGTAATAAAATAAACATTTTGTTGTATATTGGTGTGAGATAAATATTCTGATAGGATTTAATGCTTTTATAGTAGTCATCTAGTTCTATTTCGTTACCTGTGAGTTTACTCATCTGGCTACCTGTGAGTAACAACATGGGCATTTCTAGTGCACAGCTTAGTTGTATGTAGAAATGTTGTAATGCGGGGTCTGGGTTGGGTGTTGCTGGGTTGAGCATGTTGAATTTGGTATCTTTGAATCCTGCGAATCCGACACGTAGTTCTTTTCGTCTTAACTGACTGAGAAGTTTGAATGCATCATCTACTTGTTTAGTGTTAATATTATCTGTTGTGTTAACTGTGGGAAATGGATGTCCGAACATGTCAAGGTTGTCACCTAGGCTTTTAGTAGCATTTATATCTGCTTGTATGGCTCGTTGAGCTATTTCTATTGGGCTTATACCAAATTGTGACCCGCTTTGCGGATGGAAACATATATGTTCAATTCTGGATGCATGTATTAGTTGTGTTCGGGTTCCTATTTGTTGTTTCCAGTATTCTACTATTGGGATTTTTTTTCCATCTTTTTGCAGGTATTGCCATCCTGTGATTGTTTTGGTGTCTATGTATTCTATACGGTTGAGTTTACCTGTTAATGGCATTTGTGGGTCTTTGTTTCCACTGCAGTTCCATTCGAACCATCCGTCGCCTTTCCAGAGGGCATCTTTTATGCAATGGTACATGGTTCGTATGATTTGTTGTTGGTTGAGGAAGTCTCTTATTGTGTGTTCTATGTTTTCTGGTATGTCAATGCCATCAAGTGGGCAGTCTATTTCGAAACCATGGAATATCATGTCTCGGCTTTTTTTGTTGATTCCTTTGAATATTATTGGGTCTGTGTTATAGGCTTTTTCTTTATCGATGGTGTTTAGGTCTAGTTGGAACTGGTTTAGTCCCCATTGCCATCCTGTGTTAACTCCGCTTACGCGGGCTAGAGCATTGCTTATATCCTGGTTATAGTCTAGTGTTTTGTTTATGTTTTTTCGTTTTAGTATGGTATCTAAAAATTTTGACATGTTTATTCCATCTTTTTTTATTTTTTTTAATAATTATGTTTATTGGTATATTTCTTTTATTAGAACAAGAGCCATTTTTGGTGCACGTTTATAATAACAACTCATGTTGGCGATTGCTTCTGCGAATATTTCTCTGCTGATTTTTAGGTTGTTGTATATGATTATATCTGCTTCGCTTTGTGTAAGATGCATCTTACTTGGTATTGTTAGTTTTTCTATTTTCATGTTTTTTTACGTATTTTCCCGTTACGTATAGTTGGTAGTTTATGTGTATCTGGCATATTAGGATTCCAGAATGCTCGTATGTTGATTATATGGTTGTTTTTATCTCTATCATATCTATATACTGGGTCTCCAGGGTGTTTCTCTATTATGTTGTATGCATCATTGTCTGTAGGGCACATCCATCGGCCATGTTCATGTTCATATAAGGGTTCATCTATTTTTTTGTTTTTCATGTTATCATACTGCATTTATCGTTTTTATAAAACATGCAACTATGTTGTATACATTCAACATAGTTGTTGTTATCGCTGAGCAATGGGCAGAATACACCCGTGGTACGGTTTTTTCTATATCGAGTTATATGTCTAACCATAGATTTTTTTCCATATTTTTTTTAAATGTAATACTTTCAGCGGAGAAATATGCGCATTATCCATCCCTTCTCCGCTTACTTCCGTTCCTTTCACTGTTCCTTGTTGTTGCAACAACTGGGATGGTTGTTTCACGAAAGGAAAATATATAGGTATATTGACTTCATTCTCAGTGGGGTCACGTTTAACTTCAGGACATCAGCACCTTCGGTGAAAGGTGCCGACTGTACACCTACTTCCGATTTATCCCACAAAGTCTGTCAATAGGATAAACAAGGATTCGAACCATATGTTTTATCCTAGTTTGAAATATGTCATTTCCATGTTTTCCCTTATAGCGAGACAGAGAGCCCAGAAAAGATCAGCATGTCCTATCTCACCATTACGACTACTATCAAAACGGAGATAATTACTTGGTGTATAAATCCGTCTTATAGCCCTGATAGAGTTGATTAGTTGCGGGTCATCAGGTATCTGTAGTCTTTTCTCCTGCATGATTTTTTTAAGGTTACTTACGAGTTCTTGTTTGTTTTCATTGTTGAATGTGAGACGTTGTATGTTATGATCTCGTGCTAGTTGTTCAGCTAACATGTTGCCGATACCAGATTCGTCTATTGTGAAACTATTGAAATTATAGTTGCTGAGTATATAGTTGAAATAGTTGAGTTGTTCATGATATGGTGTTTGTCTCATGGTTTTCTTGTATACAATTTTATAACAATTGTTCTCTTTTTGTAATACTATGAGTGCGGTGAGATCATGTTCACGTCCTATGTCTGCACCGCCGAGGTATTCTTTGTTTTTTTGTAGTTCTATGTATTCCAATTCAGGGTTTATGATACTCTGAATTAGTAGTGTGGGGAATTCTTGTCCTTCCATGTCAGATAGGAACTGGTTGTTATATTCTTGTTCAAATGCATCAATTCCTATGGT